TAATGCACCTGTAATAAGAGCATCACCATCATTGTCTACTGTAGGAGCAGATGATTTAGCACCTAAGTATCTGTCATCAAATGAGTCATATGAATTAGCGGCATTAGTAGCACTGGTAGCCGCAGCTGTTGCTGAGTTACCTGAGTTTGTAGCTGATGTAGCCGCATTGGTAGCTGAAGTAGCCGCTTGAGTAGCACTAGCCGCCGCCGCAGTATTTGATCCAGCAATACTATCAACATACGTTTTTGTTGCCGCATCAGTATTAGCAGTAGGTGTACCTAATCCAGTAATCTTATTGCCACCCATAGCTATAGCAGATGCCATAGTACCACCTGATTTTAGTAAGGCAGTTGTGTCAACATAGTTTTTAGTAGCACCATCTTGGTTAGCTGTTGGATCACCTAGTCCAGTTATCTTGCTAGTACCCATCGCAATTGCACCAGACATAGTGCCACCTGATAAGTTTAACTTAGTAGCATCTTGTGCATCTACATAACCTTTACGAGATAACTCATCGTTTGTTGTAGGGTTAGCTGTAGATGTTACAGCATTAGTACCCATTACAATGTCACCTGTTAGTGTTCCACCTGCAAGGGGTAGCTTAGTAGCTATAGAGTTAGTAATAGTAGTTGAGAAGTTTGCATCGTCGTTGATTGCCGCAGCTAACTCGTTAAGAGTGTTTAGGGCATCAGGAGATGAGTCAACTAAAGCAGATACCTCGGTGTCTACATAGCCCTTAGTAGCGGCATCTGTTGAAGCACTTGGAGCACCTAAACCTGTTACTTTACTACCGCCCATAGCAATAGCACCTGACATAGTTCCACCAGACAGGTTAAGCTTTAGTGCATCTGCAGTATCTACATAGTTCTTTGTAGCCGCATCTTGAGCACTGGTTGGATCGGTAACATTAGCAATAGTTGTACCTGTAACATCTAGTGTTCCGTTTACAGTTACATTATTAAATGTTGATAAACCTGATCCTGCAGTTACATTACCTGTTACATTACCTGTAAGATTACCAGTAACGTTACCTGTGATATTACCTGTTACGTTACCTGTAAGTGGGCCTACAAGACTTGAGCCTGTAATAGTTGTACCTGTGATTGCGGCTGTAGCAGAAGCACCAATAATAGTACCATCAATATTACCTCCGTTTATATCTACAGTAGCTAGTGTAGCCTGACCAGAAGTAGACACTGTAGTAAAACTACCAGCAACGGCTGTTGATGCACCTATAACTGTATTATCTATGTTACCTGCGTTAATGTCTACAGTAGCTAGTGTGGCTGTACCAGTAGATGTTAAGTCTGTTACTGTAGCTGGTGCGGCAGATGAAGCACCTATGGTTGTACCATCAATAGCACCTGCATTAATATCTACAGTAGCCAGAGTAGCAGTTCCTGTAGAACTTAGTGTAGTAAATGAACCAGCACCTGCAGCTGTACCACCTATGGTTACATTATCTATTGCACCAGAGTTAATATCTACAGAAGTAATAACACCTGTAGTTATATTAGCTGTACTTAGAGTAGTTGTTCCAGTAACACCTAGTGTACTTCCTATAGTAAATGTACCTGCAACTGCACCATTAATATCTACATCAAGTGTATCTATGTGTGCCGTACCATCTAAGTATAAATCTTTAAACTCTAAACCAGAAGTACCTAAGTCTATATCATTAGTTATTACAGGTATAATAGCACCATCAGAGAATCTTAACTGTTCTACTGCGGCATTAGATACTTCAACAAACACACCAATTTGATTAGTGCTTGTGTTTATAGAAACCTTGTTTAATGCATCAACGTCACCGATAAGTGGAATGTATCCACCTTCTCCTATTGAGCCATCATGTTTGTGTCCACTTGACACTGCAAATGCATCACGGAGTTTGTTATACTCGGCGTTGATAGGTGCTGCACGAAGTGTAGCTGTTGGTATTATGTCTGCTGAAGACTGTCTTACATAACCTGCCAAAGTATTATCTCCTGTCGGCTTTCTCATACGTTAAGGCTAACGCCTGTATAGTATGACTTGCATTTGTATTGTTTGTAACGTAGCTTATTGAAACAGAGTTACCTGATCCCGATATATTTGTAAGTGTTTTAGGCGATGGGTTACCATCATATATACCACCTGCTCCATATATAGCTGTACCATAAACGGAAGCTGCACCCTCTGTAGTAAAATCATAGTTGGTAGGGTTGCTTGTACCTGTATCGTCGTAGTCATAAGATACACCAACAAAAACTTCTGTATCACCTTCTGATTTTAAGTATGTATTTACTTTATGTATTACCTTACGTATCTCTGGATCTTCCATATAATAGTAGGGCGTTTGATAAAGACTAAAAATAGAGTTGCCACCAAAGCTATTACCTTGTTCTTGTCTGTATACTTTACCAGAACCATCACCATGTATAACGTGTTCAAATTGTCCTATATAACCACTGTCTACACAGTTTGCTTCTATACCTGTAAGCTGACTATATTCGAAGATACTTTGTTTATTTTGACTCTTACGTATACCACCTATTAAGGATAAAGATGAATCATTTTTAAAGAAAAATCTAAACTGTGACTTTTTCCTAAGTACTACAATAGCTATATCTTCTATTTGTTCTGAGAGATAGTAGTTATCAAATATAGACTGTATCTCTTTAGAGACTGTAGCAAGTTCAACATCACCGATTTTATCTGTACCAGAGACAGGACGTATACCATCAGGTCCTAAGAATAATAAGTCACCACCAAACTCTACCACAGAATCGGGTGCTAGGCAACCCATATTTGATGTAACATTCTCTAAAACAAAGTTAGCTGCATTGTTACCTGTCAATCTTTTAATATCATTAGCACCAAATATATACAGTTGATTACGGAACTTTTTAATAGCTGTTATAGTGTAACCTACATTAATAACGCCAGCCCCGTTAGCAGGACTAAAATCAGAATAGTTTAGAGGAGCACTAAAATAAAGATTAAAAGGCTCAGTAGAGTCCCCACATAAGAAAGCATGGGATGCAAACTCTTCAGAATACTTAGGATTGTCAGGAGCTTGTGCATGTGTTATCTGTGAATATGCAGTGCCATTATATGCAGCTGCAGGGTTTACTCCATCTGTAAGCAGTAATACTTCACCTGACCAGTTAAAGCTAGTAAATCTTATCCTACTAACATTAGTCATATCAGGATTACCAGCTTCGGGTATAGCTACCCAAGACGAGTTAGAGTTTTGCCACTTGTATAAGTAGTCATGCCCTGATGTAGGTTTTCTACATGCAAATATTCCATCGTCTAAGTTACCATTTACTGCTACACCTAGTACAGCACCTGTACCAGGAACTGTTCCGTAGTCATTAGAGTAACCACTAATACGACGATACCCACCCGATAGTGCAGGTTCATAGTTTATCATACGTATAGCACTACCTGATAGGTTTGAAGCTTGGGTCAAGGGATCAACATTAGTGATCAACCCTCCAGCACAAACTGACAGGTATGTATTTAGTTTATCTACCATCTAGACATCATTCTTATAGAAAGAGTTACCCATTCTGTTTATTACAGTAGACCTTAGATAGTCTTTAGTATCTACTAATAGTCTACGCATAGTCTTTATACCTTTTTTAAACTTATCTGCGTGTAACTGTGCAGACTGTTCATTAGATCTAAAGTGCATTAAGTACATCATAGCACCATCAAGTACTACATGTCTAAATCTATCTGGTATAATACAAACGTCACTACTTAAGCTTAAATCTGCAGGGAACTTCCAGTAGCTATACTCTATAACATAGGCTGCATCAGGAGGAGGTGTAACTCCAAACTTAGTGCTTTGTGTTTTATATACAGTAGTAGGTTTACCATGACCACTTACACCAGCTACATCATCTATGCTTCTCTTTTCTGATACATAGCTTTCGTAAGAAATACTAGGTAAGTGTGTTGGCTGAGCAGACTGTGCACTTGTTAGATAAAAAGTTTCCCAATCAGCTTTTGAATAATCAGCAGGGAATTCATACGTGCTAGTACCAGAAGCTAGTGTGTGTTCATATGTTACTAAAGTGAAAGGCCACTCTTGTGCATCTTGTAATATTTCACGTATGGAAGAATTAACAGCATCCTTAGCTAGAGACTGAACGTTTTTAGTTGTAGAAAAATCAGATTCACCAATCTCAACTTCGTTAAGACGACGAAGTAATTCGTTCACTAGGTTTATATAAGTCGCCATGTCATTTCCTACGAGATTTTAAATGTATATAAAGGGGCTAACACTAGGCCAGCCCCCTTAAGTTATTTTATGCTAAGTTATATTTAGCTGTTACCAACGCTTCTGGACGTAAGATTTTGCGTCCGTAAAGATGCATACCACGGCAGATGTCAGCGAATGAATCTGGATCACGGTATGTTTCAGTCTTGTTAATCTGTTCTGCAGTTGCAGCAGCAGATGAATGTCCAGCAAGCAACACACCGTAGTGCGTTGAACCTGAAGATGTAGTTGAG